TAGTTAAGTTCTGTAGTTGAAAGTGTTGCACCATCAAGAATGTTAAGTTCTGTAGAAGTTGCTGACATAACAACATCTTCATTTACCTTTGGTGATGTTAATGTTTTGTTTGTGAGTGTCTGTGTATTAGTTGTTCCAACTACTGCACCTGTTGCGCCATGGGCTTCTGTAAGGTTTGCGTGTGTTGTTACATCTGAAGTAAGTGCTACTGTGCCAGTTGCATCTGGGAATGTGATAGTGCGGTCTGCTGTTGGGTCAGTTACTGCAATTGTTGTTTCGTAATCATCTGCTGTAGCACCTTCAAATGAAATTGAAGAAGCAAATACGCCAACTGCTGCTGGTGCTGACCACTCAACGCCGTATGTAGCAGATGAATTTGCTGTAAGTACTTGACCGTTTGTTCCAACGCCTAAACGAGCAACTGCATCGTCTGCGCTAGCAACAATCAAATCACCTTTAGCGTCAACGACACCTGCTGTGATAATATTCTTTCCATTGACAGTCGCAGTTGTACCTTCAACTACAAGTCCTGCCTTTACTCTAAAATCTTTTGTTACTGTTGCCATTTTATCTCCTTAGATTAAGCCTTCAAACCAATACGCAAATAGCGCAAGGTTATAGGGGTTTGTCCACCCACTGGAACTACAGTTAATGAAACTGTATCTCCTGCCCTAGACACGGAGATGGTGCCAATATTCCCATCGTTGTCTACTGTTCCATATTCACTAACACTTACATCTGTATTGTCAGGGACTATAGTTAATTCTGTGGCCCAATACTTATTTGCACCACCAGAAGTCTTTTTAATTGAGACCATGTACTTTACAGATCTCCACTCGCTTGCTAAAAAGTTATCAAAAATTGTTGAGTTCTCAATGCCGTTAATTGTAACTTCATTGTTACCGTCTGAACCAAGATCTGTTGATCTTGCAGAGGTGCTATCAATCAAATCTTCATAATTTGTTTGACTTGGACGGTCTCCTGTTTGAAAGAGAGATTTTATGCTTGAGATTGATAGTTTAGCCATAGATGAATTATATCATGCATTTTAAAGTATATAGTTAGAAAAACCAATTACCTGCAAAGGAATTGCTGGAACATTACCAATAGATGCTGGTATCTGTATTGCTGTAAATCTTATTCTAAATGGTAGTACTGAATTTATATTTACCCCACGATTTGGCTGGGTAATTTGCACATTTGGAAAAGAAACTCTTTCAACAGCTCTTGTAAAAACTGGGGCATTGTTACTTATAACAACTGTTGCCATTAGTTTGTAACATCCTCAAGGAGAGTAATCTTCCCTTGAGCAACTGTCCAAACAAGTGTGTTTTGTGGAAGACGTAATTCAATATCAAAAATATCATTTGTTCTTAGTTGTGCAGTTTGTGCTGCAGTTAAGTTAACTTTAAACTCACCATCTTCATCTTCCAAATCTTGCTCTGGAGTAAGTGTAAAAATTAGTGTTGCAGTATCTGTAATTACTTGAGGATCTACTGGGGTAGTCGGTCTTTTAAATTCCGCTTCAATATCCCAGTCAGAAATAGTTAATGGCTCTTTGGCGTCGTCAGTTAAATATACACGGAAGGATGCTGTATCACCTTTTACAATTGTCCAGTTAATAAATGGTGGTGCTTCACCAATGTCGTATGATGATGCGCCCTGTCCTCTATAAGTTGCCATTTTTATATTATACCACTTGAAAATAACAATTATTAAGTTTAATAAAAAAATGTTATAAAACTTGCTTTTTGTGGCAATCACATGTTATACTTAGTTAGTGCTACCAACTGGTAGCATCTTTAGTCTCTAGGAGGTTATTTTGATGAGAAGAGATAAAAAGATCTGGATTGGAATCCTTGCTTCAATTGGGCTGCTTGCACCACTAACAAATGCAGCTAATGCTTTAAGTACTGAAAATAATCTAAGTAAACCCTTAGTTTCTGAACCTTCAACCGCCAAGGCGGTTTTTTTGGTTTCTAAACCTAAGAGTCTTACAAAGGTAAAAAAGAACATAGAAGTTCTACATAAATATCAAGACTCAGTTAGCTTGACAGATCGTCAGCTAAAAGAACTATTACATGCTGTTGGCTTTCGTGGACAAGGGCTTGTAAAGGCTTGGGCAGTTGCTAAAAAAGAGTCAAACGGAAGGCCTTTGGCTTTCAATGGCAATGAAAAAACTGGTGACAACTCTTATGGTATTTTTCAGATAAATATGCTGGGAATGCTTAAGGAAAGTCGCAAAGACAAGTTTGGCATAAACTTTAATAGTGAATTGCTAAACCCTGTTATCAATGCACAGGTTGCATACCATATGAGCAATGCTGGTGAAAACTGGTCTGCTTGGCACGGGATAACTCCAAAAACTAAAAATTGGATGAAGAAGTTTCCGCACTAATTTATAAAGATACCCCCTTGGCTATTTGCCTTGGGGGTATTTTTTTTATGAAATTGAGATATACATTCCCTTAAGAATAATAGAGCTTTCATTATCTGCCCTTGCCTGAATTATTCCACCCTCTGATCTAATTTTTGAAAGATCCACATATAGGGTTTGATTAATAGACATCTCGTAAGGATATTTATATTTAAGCATTCCGATATATCCTGTTGGAGATTCAACCTTTGGAATATATGTTCTTATCCAAGCCTCAGTACTATTTGTGTCAGTAGTTAATGCTATATCATATCTGATATCTACTCTTGCCCCTACTTTTAATTGTTTAAAATTAATTCTTTGAGTAACAGAATTCCAGAGTGATACAGCTCCTACTGGAAGAAATCTTAAAATGTTTCTGTCTAGGTCATCATCCATTAAAATATCTACCCAGCCATCGTCGCCTCTATCTGGTCCAAGTAGCATTGGTTTTTTATTTTTATTTTCATAATATGCCCAACCTGGGTATTGACCTGAAGGACTTTCATATCCTTCTCCACCGCCTCTGCCAGGCTCTCCTTTAGGCCCTTGTGGGCCTTGTGGACCGTCTTTACCTGGAATGCCTCTTTCACCCCTTGGTCCCTCTGGTCCTGGCGGTCCTATTGGTCCAGATTCACCTTTTTCGCCCTGGATTCCTGGAACAGCAATATACTCAGTATTATTTGCTTCTATGCTTTTTGTAGACTTAACTGCTTCCGAATATTTTGTTTTTGGAGCATCCATATTCTTTGATATGGCCATATCATTACTTCTTTACTTTAAAAACAGTTCCATTAATTTTTATTAATGGTGGAAGTTTTGGATTAGTATCTTTAATCTTAATAATCATTTAAGATACTCCTCCTATAGCATTTCTTACACCACTTGGAGTTACATCTCCTAGTACACAGATTGTTCCAATAACTGGAGTCCAGGTAATTGTTGAGTTTCCGTCTGGCACTATTGCCTGTAGATCAAAAGATAGCTCTGCAACTACTGATCTATATTTTATTCCCCAGTTTTCTGTTACAGAGGCTGGTGCAGTTACAGTTATAACTGATCCATTAATAGAAACTTCTAGTTCGTCAAGAATATCGCTGCTTGGATCATATGCCGTTGCAGCAAATCCCCATCCGTCTGTATCAAATTCAGTAACTTCGTCATTTTCAAGAAGAGACACTGTAAATGAGGAAGAGTCTCCACGAACGACAGTCCATTGAATATTAGCTGGGGTGGCCCCAAATTTTTCTACGGTAGGTGAGCACATATCAATGATTATACCATAATAAAAAGAATTGGCTCCTAGGGGCAGTGGGGTGGGTTATGCAGCAACCTAGGAACCAATCCATATGAATTATAACATTGTATTATTTAAAATAGCCAGGAAGTGCGTTAATTATAACTTATTGTTATACTTCTAAATCGTTATCAAATTGTTATAGTCCTAAATGTCCGTTTTGTTATGTTATAGGTAATTAGCCAGGGTATTGAGTAGTGTATACTTAAAATATATAAAGAAAAGAACTATATCTAAACAAGGTTTTTAAAAGATAGTTTATATATAGTATATATGAAAAATGGGAAAATTAGATTACTTATTGTTATGATCTTTAAGGTGCTCAATTAAAAGATCAAACACTTTGTCAGTCTTTTCCTCAAGACGATTAACAGAATCTTTTAATGATGATCCTGAATTCGGCTTAAGCTCACTTAGATAATGTTTTACAAGCCATTTAATTGCAAAAGCGATTGACGATACAATTGTGAGAATTGCTACAATTAACGAAGCCCAGTCTTGAATTGTCATAGTGGTATTATTATATCATTATTTAAGATAAAGTTCGGCGGGTGGATACAAAAAAATAAAGTACTGCTTTTAAGTTTCGCCAGTACATAAATTTCTTTAAAGTCGTCGCCGAAATAGAGAACATACAAACCATCCATAGACAACATATGGATTGACCAATCCAAGCATGTCTGATACAATGGATTTACTATGCGTGAACAAATAAAAAATATTCTACTGGGCAGTTTGCTGGATAAATTAAAAATACATCACTCTGTATATAGACTTCCTTGTACAAGTGAATTTCTAGAAGAGTTGGTTTCTGATGCACTAAATGAAAACGGTATGCCAAACGATTGGAAGCCCGATAGAAGCCATAGCGTCAGTATAGACATGACATTGGAGTCAGGAACATCTATATCCGTCAAGTCAGGAAGATATGACCCAGTAAAAGGTACTCTAGTTATCTCTGGCTCCAGGCTAGGCAAACATGAAACATTGGAGAAGATGGTTGAAAGTGTTGCTTCTACACATGCTGATTATTATGTGTGTTTAGCAAAAGCAGACCAGGATTGGTCTTCTATACCGTCCAAAATTGAGACTAAAACCTATTACCTATTTGTATTTGAAGCTTCAAACCTTGATTACTCAATTGAGCATTGGTCTAGAAAAGAATCTAAGCATGGAACTGGATATAAATATATAATGGAGATACCAGGGATGTCTGCTACTATACGTCCTACTATGTCTCATCAGTTATGGACTACTGTATATTGTGATATTATTGGTTTACCGTCCAAATTGGAGATATTATGAGTGATGAAGTAAGACCTTGGGATTTAATTAATGGTTCACCTCGTAGTCCAGAAGAGCTTGAAGAATACCGTTTGGATATTTGTAGAGGCTGTGAGTTCTTTCGTAAAGGCAATCAAACTTGTAAGAAGTGTGGCTGTTTTATGAAGCTAAAGACAAAGCTAGAAAAAGCTGTTTGTCCGATTGGTAAGTGGTAAGCTTATTTCTTCTGGTGAACGATTCCACAAGCACAGACTTCATCATTAACTAATGGAGCAAAGTATTTAGCTGCAAGTTCTTCACCTTCAAGGCCAGATTCTTGCATTTCTTTTACTTTGTCTCTACTGAATTGTGGATTTTCTTTTAGTCTCTTAGTCCATTCCATAACATTGACAAAGTTTTTATCTTTAATCTGCTCAATATATTCCTTTGTTCCATAATTGTAGAATGTTCCAGGATTATCTTCTGCCTTTAAAGAGAAGTTTGAAAAAGCATATCTAATACCAGACTTTACATCTCTAACACCATGATCATAAGGATGGAAAGCACTATGAATTAGAATATCACCACGTTCTGGTTTATATTCAAAACAATCTTCACTTTGTTCTCCATCTTTTTTAATTGAGCCGTCTTTATTTATATTTGGATAAAATAATTCTCCACCTTCCCAATCACCTAGATAGGCAACTACTCCATAATCTAGCAAGCAGCAGGTTGACCACACATCTATTTGAGAAAGAAGATGACACTGATATTTTCCAGGAGAGTCAGAGTGAGTAAACATTCCGTTCTGTCCTGGTCTTAAAATAAGAACATTGTTTTGAGGATGTATTACCCAAGTAGGTCCAATAAGTTCACTTATAATTTCCCATACCTTATGTGTACCGTCAACTGGTAGGCTAACCTTGTCTACATACCAAGAGATAAGTCCATCAGAATATTCAAAATCTCCAGCAACTTGCTTATCTAATCCAGATTCAACAGAGGCTAGCAAGTCTTCAGGAATCATATTTTTAAATAGAAAAATTCCGCTTTCGGTGCCGTAGTCATCTACCCAGCTAGAAAGACGTATGCAATTGTCTTTTTCATAAAACATCATATTGATACCTACCCTAATTCTTCCACATATACAATAGATTATACATCATTTTAAAAAAAATATTTTTTATTTATTAAGCTTATAAAGCAAGCCTCCTCTTGGTATAATGATCTAGGCACCTTTACAGTATTTAATGGAGTTTTGGGAGAGTATTTATGTATAAACTAGATGTATATGTTGGTAATCCAGAAAGGCCTTCAGCAAAAATAAGACCTCTTGCAATACAAAGAGACTGGATGCATGAAACTACCTATAACTGCTATCCAGTTGGAATGGCTAATACGCTTGGTTACGGAATCTACTTTGATGAAGATATCTCGTTTATATGGAATGGATTAAGGGGTGATGGAGCAGTTGGAATAATTGGAGCAGACAATATCTGGGTTGGCAGAGGTGAAGGCACAGTAAGTTTTCTAACAAATCTAATCTTTAAAACTGATGAAAATACAAGCGTCATAACTATGCCTGTACCAAATCAGACGATTGAAGGCGCACAAGTTGTCAGTACAGTATTCTCAACTTCTTTTTTCACTGGAAAATTTTCTGTAGTATGGAGATTAGATACTCCAAACAAAGAATACTTTATACCCGCAGGAACTAACATTGCTTGCATATTGCCTATCTCATTAGGCTCTATTCAAGATTCTGTCGTTACTTTTAAAAATACAACTTTTCCTTTTGATATAGTACATGATAGCCCTGAATATATTAAATACTTAAATGGAATGCACGAAAAAGATATAAAGCCAAGAATGTATAAAAAAGCAATAGATCACACTGGTAATACAATTGGTAAGCACGAAGTAAATAAAATTAATCTTAATGTAAAATATGAGTAACTTTTAGAAAAATTTATTTTTTTCATTTTTAATATATTTGTATGCAGCTATATCTATTTTAGATTTACTCTCTATATATCGTATATCTTTTTTTGACAATGAATTGTATAGCTCTAAAGACTTATAGTTAGTTTTATGGATAGGAGAATCAAAGTCGCTCATAGGAGTTGGATGACCAAGATCATTTGTAAGATTGTATAAAAACTCCTTAACAATAATTTGTTTGTCTAATGTATAAATTCTGTTTATTCTATTAATTTTTGCTATTACTCTCTCAATTGTAAATGAATCAATTGGTGTGTCATAATCTAATACTTTAGATCTAAAAAAATTTTTGCTTTGATTGTTAAACATATAGTCTTCGTCTTTTAAATCATATAGATAGTTAATGAAGTTGTTTTTAATTTTAAAAATATCTGTTTCATTTTTTTTAGTATTTTCTAAATAAAAACTAATTAGCTGACTCACTGGTTCTCTAAAAAATGTTGTTATATAAGTTTTGTCTGATATGTCTGGATGCCAACCTTCATGTGTGTTATATTCTTTATTTAGATCGTTGGTGCTCAAGTTATGTATCTTTAAATTATTTTTTTGTAAAATTGGAATAAGTGGTGGCAGTATAAATTTAAAAAAAAATCCACCAGCTGTTTTATGTATGTGAATAAAATAAAATGAATCGTATTTATTTTCAGTCATTTGTAAATATATTGTTTAGTAGGATGAAGTCATATAGTTCAGACATTAGAAATTCAACTGTTGGGGCATTTCTATGCATAAGTTCTGCGATCTCTTCATCTGTCATTTTATTCTGAATACAAATATCAGTGGTTTCTTTGTTCATTTTTTCCAACATCAAAGCAACAGCTTGAGCTTTATCCATTTTTACCCCAATTTTAATTATTTGTCTGTTATAGATATATCTTGCCAGAATATGTCTCTGCCCATATTGTCTGTTTCTACAATAGGGGTTGATTCGGTTTTGCATTGGCAGTTCTCACATACCGTTTCTGAAAAAGTTTTTGTGGAGAGGTTTGCCCATCTTGGTTCATCTACCTCAAGCCAGTTTTCAAAGTTCTCTAGTATACCCATGGTTTCTATTATACACGAAATCTGAAAAAATTTGTAAAAACCAAAATAGCAAAAATCTGAATATTTTGTAGATGTGTATGATACATATAATGAGAAAATAAATAAAAAAATAATAGTGAGCACACTATGGGAGTGCCTGCATTGTAACTAGCACTAGTGCCAGCTTTGTAATTTAGTGTAGTGCCACCTTTGTAATAATTGGTAATGATACCCAGTGCCATCTTTGTAATGATACCCAGTACCCTTTTTGTTTTGATAGGGTAGTGCCACCCAGTGGCATAGTGGGAGTGCCACCCCCTACCGTATTTAATCAGTAGGGGAGTGCCATGTCTAAAAGGTATCCCCCTGCATGTATCCGTCAATACATAATAGTTCGCATGTAATTTTTACACGTTGGTTAGGGAGTAGCGTTGATTGAAATACCTCAATGAAATCGTATACCTCTTGCTTAGTCATGAGGTTGATGTTCTTAGTATTGCCTGACATTGTCGTTATTGTTACTTTCATTTAATTTCCTTTGTTAGTGCATGAGCATTGGTTAATTGTAATTGTGTTACCCTGACGGATAGCGGTGGCGAGTGTGTCACACTCTATGCAGATGAAGATAGAACCTAGTTCGTCCATGATGTTACCCATGTTAGTTCACCTCGCTTGCTAGTGAGAAATCTGAGGTATAGCGATTTAATTGGAAAATCGCACCATTGGTGCAAGTGACCTGCATTGCAGATCCATTCCACTTTCTAATAGATGAGATAATGCCTGACTTAACAAGGTTAGAATAGTTAGACATGGTGATGGTATCACCAATCTTGATTGAGTTATATAGTGTAGTCATTTGAGACCACCTTTCTTTTAATGTGATAGACCTTGTGTCTATCGCTTTCCTTGACCTAATTTATTTGCCCTATTGCTAGGGGCTCACTTAGGATTTCTTATTTAATTTTATAGTAGTAATACTAGCACACATTCCCTGAAAAGTCAAGGCGACACGCCGCATATCTTGTGTGATATAGGTCACTTATTTGCTACGCTCATGCGAACATTTGTTCGCCTTATTTGGTAGGCTCATTGACCTTTTAACCTTATTTAATTTTGTATAAGAGAATACTACCACAAAAATCTCAAAAAGTCAAGTTTAGACACGGACAAATCGGACATTTCTAGTGTGATCTCCGTCACAAAAAAATGTCGGGCCCTATTGACCAGTCTTGTGCATATGTGCTTATGACCAGTCTTAGGTTCCCCAATACATGACCAGTCTTGAGCTCCCCTGCTCATGACCAGTCTTAGGTTGATGCGCTCATGACCAGTCAAAATAACTCGGGCCCCAAAAAGTTATCCACATGATATAGATCACACTTTAAATCACGCTCAAGTTATCCACATGACCTACATCACATTTCAAAATGTCCGTTTTGGTATGATTACTGGCTAGTAGATGTCAGACCCCTCTGCTATACTTCTAGGTATAGAAGGTTGAAAAAGAAGTAAGCCTCTTAAAGAAAGGAATTCAAATGAATTCACTAAATGTAAATGTAACTACTAAACAATATGAATTGCGTTGGTCTGGATTGCAGACTTCTAGCAATTACACTTCATCTAACTTAGGTGGATTGTTCAATGATGAAAAGTCTATGAACGACTACTTAGATCAAAAAGTTTCTGAGGGTTGGATAATCCTTGAAACTTCCGTTAATGTTTTTGAGCCTTTGGAGGTAAAATAATGAACATGAATGAATATAAAAAATTCGTAAATGATAAGCGTCAAATGTCACGCATTGACGCTATGGCAATTCTTGCAAATGCTAAAAAGCAAAATGAACTTATCCACTCTCAAAAAGAAAATGAGGAAAACTAATGAACGCTATCTATACACTTAAATCTATCTGCGGAAAGAATACTTTCTATGTAGATGCATATGATGTAAACTTTAACCCTGAAGGTGCAATTTGTTGCGACAATTGCAATTCCATTTTAATCTGCCGTAAGGCGTGGGACTTTCTCTATAAGGAGGTAAAGTAATGTCATATGACGACTACTATGAAAATGAACGCATTAGCGATGTCAATTCTTGCTATTGCACTAACCATTCAATTTGTACAACATGTAAGAAAGGATACTAACTAATGAATACAAAAGATGAAATGATCAAAACAATTAATGCCCTTGCTGAAAAACAATATGGGGAAAATTCTAGAATATTTCTTTGGGCTACCGCTAGGGTTTTTCTTGATGAAAAAGATTTAGCAATAATTTTGGAAATGCTAAATGAAAAAGAAAGTGAGATGTTAGAACAATGAAAGACATTTTTGAATTTGAAAAAGCAATTCAGCTTGATCACTTAAATTTAAAACAACTAAAAGAATTAGAAAAACTTTTAGAAAAAATAAAATAAAAACAAAATGTCGCAGAAATAAAAAGCTGCGATTTTTTGGGTCGGGCCCCAAAAAGTTATCCACAGGTTTATCCACATGATTTACGTCACAGTTTAAGATGAGCGTGATTTATCCACATGATGCAGATCACATATCCCAAATGTCCATTTTGGTATAGTTTATGGTGATAATCTACTTTACATAACATGAGCAAATGTCAGACCCCCCTGCTATAATACTAGGTATAAACAAAAAAAGAAAGGTGGTCAAAAATGACTACATTAACTACAAAATGCGTTGAGCATAAACCTATGAAATCTGCTATCTCAGAAATTGCAGATACACAATTTACATTCTGCATGGAATGTGAAAATAACATTGAGCGTTGGTATAACGATACTGACCCTGATCGTCTCCCTATGTGGACTGACTGGAAGGTCAGCCCATAGTGACCAAGGTCACATTCCCAATGTCCTAAATGTCCGTTTTTGGATTGGCTAATGTCAGTCCAATCTGCTAAAATAAATACATAACAAAAAACAAGAAAAGAAGGTGACAACCAATGTCAGCACAAATCTACACAATCTCAAGCCTACTAGAAGGCCAGTCCTACAAATCACGCTCTCGCAAAATTGAGGGCACAATCGTTCATGCAGAAATTGCAGACGAGATTTGGTATGGTGAAAACACATACGCTTATCGTGTGCGTGTACGCCCTAATTATTCCAGAACTGATCTCATTCGTGATGAGTTTTGGGCAACTCTTGCAGTAAGAAAGGAAAACTAATATGTACAAGATCAAACTAGAAACCTTTAGCGGAGAGGTCAAAACAATTTCGCTACCATCAAAAGGTGCAGTTGCACAATTCATCAACACTTACCCAACTCAGTTACCAGTTGGCGTATCCGTAAAAGTCGCTTGCGACACTCTTGGAATTACTGGCACACTTCGTGGCAGTTTAACACTAACAAAATCAAACTAAAGAATAGGAAATAAAATAATGATAACAATAAACCACTCTCTACAATTCGTAACTGAATTAGACGAAACACATCCAGTCGCTAAGCAATTGCTTGCACTACCTACAATAGATCAGGTTGCTATGCTTGAGGCAATGCTAAAAGAATTACTTACTCCACGCATTCAGCCTGCACTAGATGAACTCAACGCAGGCAATTCATATGCAACGCTAAAGGTGGCAGAATAATGAAAACTTGTTTAATAGTTAATTGCGAATCAACTGCACTTGTATATTCTGGAATTGACGCATTCATGCTAGGTGGAATCCCTACTGAAACATATTGCTATGATTGCGCTAATGCATATAATCAAATTTCTGCACATGTAGAAAAGTTGGTGCAACTATAATGATGACTAGAAAAGACTATGTAGAAACCGCAAAAATTCTAAATGGATTTCTTGACTATATGGACCCTCACGTTTTTCAAGATTTAGTTTTTGAATTTAGCGAATGGTTCCTTGCTGATAATCCAAGATTTCATGAAGGTAAATTTTCTGAGGCTTGCTATAAAGTGGAGGTAAGTGCATGAGTAGATTTATCACAACAATCGTGCAGATAGTTTTATTTCTTGGAGTGCTTTCTTGCTTTCGTTTAATGTGGCAAGATTTAAAAGCTGACTTGCAAGAAATCAAAAACGATTTGCGAAAGTAAATAAAAAATCCTGAGCAAGATTTAAAACTGCTCAACCTTCAAAAATGGGGCCCGACCCCCACGGCGTGTCGTCCACAGGTTATCCACAGGCTTTACGTTGTGATATTACTCACACCCAAATTTTCTCATATTTTGAGATTAAGTGACTTTAAGAGTTGCTCATGTCAGCCCCATAGTGTAGGATATTTATATCAAGTTAATTAAGAAAGAAGGAACCCCCTATGAACGAATGCAAAGTATGTTTTGCTCAGCGTATGAGTATCTCTGCAATATCTATCAAGATCAACGAACTATGCGAGCCACACTATCGTGACTGGCAAGATGAAAAGAATATGGGTGAGTATTTTGGGTAATATGATTGAAGCCTTATGCGTTTTATGTAATGAGGATCTGCACATTGACGGATTCTATTGCTGGGATTGTGGAATTGACACCTATTACTCAGAACTGGTAGACTCAGAACTTACACTAGATTGGACAGAATAAATGGAATATAACTACTCACTCACCACTTCATATGATGGCACACTTGTACATACCCTGCGTAGTACGGATATGCTAGAAGTTGTAAACGCATGGAATAAGTGCGTAGACTTTGGGATTGCTAACGAATATGCAACCTACAATATGTCAGACCCTATGGGTAAAATGTACACTAAGGTATTTTATCGTGATGGAAAGGTATCAGTAAAATGATAGATGCAGAAGTAATTATTTGGAAGCCTAATTATCAGAATTCTTTTATAGGTGGAATGACTCAAGATGAGTTAGCAATATTCCACGCAGATATTCAGGATGCTATTGACGGAGTAGTTGAAGATTGGAAGGGAATGTAATGGGATCAGTAACCGCACTAGGAATTCAGGACACAGTATTGGATTTGGAAACTCAGATTCTTTATCACCTCAAGGGTAATCACTATCCTCCAGTACCTGCAGAGATGGTCACGCCATGTATTGAGGCTATTGATGCCTACTATGATGAGGACTATCACCGCATGATTGATATGCCTATGGTTGGTGACTTTCAGATCACTTATCGTGGCTCAACACAGGCACCTGCCAGCGCAATTATTCAACAACACCACCTACACTTTTGGCTACCAGAGGAGGAGTACTAATGGCAATACTATTGACTGCAGTCGCAGTTTTATTTGCAGTAAAGATGATTTCAGATGGAAGATAAAACTGATGATACAATAAAGATCATGGAACTAATAAAAGCTGACGTGCTAACTGCAGATGCATTAGAAATTGGTGATCTGATTTCTTTTGACGATGATATCGTTGAAGTAATTGCTATTGATGTTGATTCTACTGGCGATGTATATAGCATTCAAGTTAGCAACGACTTTGGTGAAACACAAACAGTTGACTTTGATTTTGATGAAGAAGTTGATTGGTACGTTTACCTAGACTAAAATGGGGCCCGAGCCCCCTGTGATGTAGATCACATTTACGAGATTTGATATTTTTCCCCATATCTGGTAAGATTATTATATGAGCCAGAAAAAGACCCCTGAACAATTACGTATCCTTATGGAGTTACGTAGATCTAATGCTGCCTCAGCTATCCCCAACAAAAAAAAATATGACAGAAAGAAATGTCAGTCCTACATGCTAAAATTAAAGAAAGAAAGCGAGTAACCCCCATGACAAAATTACTTAGATCAAAAGATAGAAAAGTAGCAAACGTTGTTACCCCTAATGGTAAGCAGGCTAGCATGGCTAATACTTTTGGTCTTCCCGCAGGAAAAGCATATTCATGCCCTGGCGCTACTAGTGTATGCGAGAGTGTATGCTATGCAGGAAAACTAGAAAAGGTATTCCCTAGTGTAAAGAAAAACCTATTGCATAACTGGGCATTGCTCAAGGATGAAGATCTTCAAGGAATGTATTCGCTACTTTCAGAAATGATTGCAGAATTCAAGGCGGAATGCGTAAAGAAGAATGCACCTAAGTTATTTCGTATCCACTGGGACGGAGATTTCTTTAACGACGACTACACTAACGCATGGCGCATGGTAATTGAAGAGCAGCCAGATATTCAATTCTGGGTATATACACGTGTTAAGTCTGCAGCGCTTATCCTTAAGGATATTCCTAATCTATCTTTATACTATTCTACAGATAGCGAGAATAAGCCTATTGGCCTTACCCTGAAAAAAGATCATGGCGTAAAGCTTGCCTACCTTGCTAAGAATTTTGCGGTAGGGCAGGCAGATATGAAAGAGATGATTGGTCGCCCTGGTGCTAAGTGCCCTGAGAATCTCAAGGCTATTCCCCTTATCTCTCAAAAGGGCTCCGCTTGCGTATCTTGCTCATTGTGTGTATACTCAAAGAGCGACATTGTATTCTCAGCCACTAAAAAGTGAGGGGGATAAATGGACATATATGTAGTCTTATCTTTCATAGGGCTATTATTGTTCACCATAACAAAAAAATAGTGTGACCTATATCACAGTCCAAATAGTGAGATTTCTAGGAAATGGATTTGATATTTCTTAGATTTTTTGCTACACTTAATATAGTACCAACTACAAAGGAGAAACAAATGACAGTATCAACAGCAACATACAAGGTGGGCGACCTCTACACTTCACAGAAGTCAAAGGTAACAGGAACAATCTTGGAAATCTCACCAACCGCAAATGACACAGTTCGTGTTAAGTTAGATGTAAATGGCATGACACGCTGGACAACATGGAAGGCTAGTTCATAACTAGTTAGACAGTCATTCCTGAGCATGAATTAAAAAGGCTCAACTTAATGTCAGTCCCACCTACTATAATATAAATAACCCACCAAAGAAAAGAGAAAATAAAAATGGCAACAAGAAGCAAATCCATCTCAGTAAAGATCGCAACACCAAAGGTAATCAAGGCACTAGAAGCATCACTTGCTAAACTAGAAGCAGACTACTTGCTACAAGATGCACTTGAGTCAAAGTATGAGAAGGATCGCAAGGCTTATCAGAAGGAACTTATTGACTATGCAGTAGCAAACATCAAGAAGGCAGAAAACTTCCGCACATCATTTCGTTCTTGGAACGGAACACTTAACATTGACTTTGACCTAACAGGTCTTTCAGAGTCAGCGTTACCAAAAGAGCCAACTAGAGATTTTGAGTCTATTGGACATCACACTTATCGTGAGCAAAAGCAAGAAATGGAAAACGCAATTCGTATTCTAAAGATGACAGATGAGGAAACAGTTTCAGCATCAACTTATCAAGCAGTTGCTCGTTATCTCTAACTAACTTAGGGGGGCAGTTAAAGTCCTGAACCCTAACGACCTGAGTAAGTCGCTAAACTGCTCACGCCTCTCCCCCTGAGTTCAATCCAAGACTATGGATCTAATCCATTCATTTGGCTAAAGTCCCCTGGGGGAGTGGCACCCAATTTGTCAGTGGTACCTAGTACAATTAAACTAACCAACAAACAGAAAGAGGCCCCCAATGGACCAAACAGTAATAAATGCAACAGAAGACTTTCTTCGTGATTCCCTAGCAAAAGCAACTCTTCGTGTTGCACAACTAGAGGAGCAGATTCAGAAAGTAACTCAGCGATCATATGTTGATTCTGCTAACAAAAACCATATGATTGAGGCAATGAAAGAGTGGACTCTTAGCGAATTAGAAAACCTTTCGCTTGCACAAGAACATGCAGAAGCAATTGCAGAAATTATGGGATTTGAACTAACAACAGAATTTGAGGTTGAAGTTACAGTTACATATGCAATTACAGTTAATGCAGTCAATGAAGAAGAAGCGCAGAACTTAATTCATGATATTGATTTTGATTCAGTGTCAGAGCCTCAAGGTGTAACTTATTTGTCATCCAGTGTTGACAGAATAGATATTTAGTAGGGGGCTACTAATAGATCTAAGCATATCTATAAACTGCTTATTCAGCTCCCGCAAAATTTGGGGCTCGGGCCCCATGTGACCAATATCACACGTGTCTTTACGAGGCATTAAAAAAATGTCCAATTTGCCCCATATCTAATTAGCCTGATTTGCATTTGTCAGTCTATCCTGATATACTTAAATCTCAACAACAATAAGGAGAAAAACTCATGGCACATGACCTAGAAATACAAAACGGAAAAACATCTTTTGCATCTTTCCGTGAACCTGCATGGCATGGATTGGGTACTGTCTTTACAGAAGAAAAAACAACCGCAGAAATGCTAGAGGCTGCAAGCCTTAATGGTTGGAACGTTCGTCTTGAAGATCTACCTACCCCTGCACACTTAACAAGCGACAAGGAATACCAATATGTCGTGCGTACCAATCCCACTGATAGCGCCCAGACTGATATTCTTGGTGTCGTTGGTGAACGCTATCACGTATTGCAGAATGAGGATCTATTCTCATTTGGTGATAACATCCTAGACGGCGGTGGCCGTTGGGAGACTGCTGGCTCAATCAAGGGTGGACGTGTTGTCTTTGGTGCCCTTGCACTAGAGCGTGAAACAATCCTAGACCCTAGTGGCGTTGCAGATAAGGTGAAGACCTATTTGCTCATCAACACATCACATGACGGCTCAATCGCAATTCAAGCAAGCATAACACCAGTTCGTGTTGTGTGCGCTAACACTCTCAATCTTGCACTTAACACCACACGCAAGAAGAATGGTGTCAAGCAATCATTCAAGATTCGTCACACTCAGACTGCCAATGGCAAGGTGCAGATTGCACGTGAGACTCTTGGCATGGCTAATAAGTACATGGACGAATTTGATCTCATGGCTAAGGCTATGATTGAGAAGGAAGTCAGTGCTAAAACTTTCTACGACATCATTCTTGCTGCATACCCTAAGCCAGAAAAAGACGCTAAGGGTGCCGTAAAGAAGTGGGAGAACAAGGTAGATGTTATCAACGACATTTACACTGGCGAATTTAATGGTATGATCGCTGGTAATGCGTGGGGTGCGTTCAATGCACTCACTGAGCGCCTTGACTGGTACCGCACATCACGTGGTGGTAACAATGAAAGCATGCTCGCAAGCGCAAGCGGATTTGACCCTGCAATCAACGCAGAGAAAAATCGTTTGCTAAAGGTTGTACAAAATACCTTGCAACTAGTATAATAAAATAATCCTGAGCATGATATAAAACTGCTCGCAAGATCTCTTAGCTCAATTGGTTAGAGCGCTACCCTGTCACGGTAGAGGTTGCGAGTTCAAGTCTCGTAGGGATCGCAAGCGTAAATGGGGCCCCGAGGCAAAATGGTACAAAACGGACATTTAAGAAGCTAAGATAAATACTCACGGATTTTTTTATTACGAGGACTTGATTTTTTCCCAGTTTTCCTGTAGAATAAATACATGACCACTACACATAAACCATACACAATACACGAACTCGTAGAAGAAATCTATGAGGACAACTTCTCGCACTTTGATTTCATGGAAAACATGAATGGTGGGGATTGCGATTGTAATCTCCATATGACTATGAATACTATCTTAAAGTATTGGGGTGAGTAATGCTAGGATATGATAAAGAAGAGTTAGACGCTATGACTCTAGCAGTTGAGTCTGCTCTAACTACCGTCAACTTTGACGATGATCCATGGCTACATACAAACCTTCATAACACTATCACTTTCCTACAAGGCCTATGGGCAGAAGGGTACTTTGACTAATGACTTATAGAGTAGTTATTGATGTAGTTGGTGGAGTAGCGCATATTGCTGAATGCCCACCTGAAGTTGAAATTGAGATAAGGGACTTTGACTAATGAGTATATGTTGTAATGTATATGTGACCTTCTTTGACTCTACCCTGGTTTGCAAGAAGTGTTATCAGGAACAAGATATGGAGACATTGTATGTGGACTAAGCATGAGTATCTTTGTACTAATTGTGATACCCTTTTTGAAATCACAACCAGCAATGACCTGGTGATTCAACCCAACTGTATCTGTGATCAGCCTAACATTATTAGGATAAACAGATATGATGTGACGGAAGTCACAGAACATCACCTTGACTCTATTGGCAAAGTTCACTATAATTAATATATGAACCTAAACACATTAAGAGAATACATAAAAATTCACAGAATCACACTGACTCAGGATTGGGATGACGCTATTAATAACATAGAGTTAATTGATTCTGAGTATCATCCTTCCGATGATTATTTTGAGGGAGCAATTGAAACATGCAACCACCTATTGGAGTATCTAGATGAACACAACTAAACTACCGCCTCGCTTACAAAAATTGGTAGACCTGGGTGAATCAGGCACAGACATCATGCACGGAGAACTTAAAGGCCTAATGCTACAGGCTGAGGGAGACTGGATTCTTAATCGTCATAAGCCAGAGGGTAAATATCATCAAGGTAAGCTTGACGCTTATACAGAGGTATATGCATTAACATACCAGTTAGCATTTGCTATTGCTGATCGTGCTAAGTTGACAAACCAATAGCATTCCTGTATTATTAATATAAACCACTACTAGAAAGAAAACATCATGCCAAACTGGGTATATAACGGACTAACCATAGAAGGCTCTGAGTCATCTGTCCTTAAGTTAAAGGAGCAGGTGGGCAAGTCTATCTCTGTACCAGTCGTTGACTGGAAGACTAATGAATTAAAAATAGAAACTAACGATAGCCCTATCTTCTCATACTGGAACATCATAGCCCCTACTGACCTAGAGGCATATCCTAAACAAACTGATCATTCATTAGATAAGCCATATGCAGGTGATGACTGGTATTCTTGGAACAGTCGTAACTGGGGAGTTAAATGGGATGCAAGCAATCCTTACATTGGTGGAGAGCAAGTCAATGGTGAGAACTATGTTATTCAGTATAACTTTGAATCCCCTTGGGGAATTCCAGATGAGGCTCTAATTAATCTATCATCTCAGTACCCTGATTTATTATTTACTCTATCATATGAGGAAGAGACTGGCTGGGGTGGAGAGCATGAGTACCTTAGAGGTGAGCAACTTGAAGGTATGAGTTATAACTGGAAATGCCAAGAGTGCGACTACCTCCATGCAGGCGACCCTGATGAGTTATTTATGGAAGAGCACGAAGAGTTGGTCTGCCCTACATGTCAGTGGCCTGTGTTAGAATTAATGGGACTACCACCGAAAGTAGAGGTAAAATGAAAACGGCAGATAAAGATAAACTACACAAATGTCTAGAGATCTTACACACTACAGAACTAGGCCTACCCATGGTATGGCTATGGACATGGAGTGCCATTGTAGATATACTAGATGACAAGACATATCATGCACAGGTCAACCTTGATACTGTATGGAATAAACTCTGTGAGGATGTAGCCGCAGGCAAAGGCTTCTCTCTAGAGTATGGGGCAGAGCAGCACTGGGATGATGTAACAGACTGGATGCACGAGAACGAATTCATTATAGAGCCAGACCAAGAAGAAGAGGAGCAAGACTAATGGGAGCACGGATTAATTATATATTTAAAGATGTAGAGGCTGCAGTAGGCGAGCCAGCTTCCCATGTGGTCCTATATAGCCACTGGGGTGAGACTGAGTGGCAGCGGGACCTAGCACAGGCGCTGCTACATGCTAAACCTAGGTGGAGCGACGCCAGTTACTTTACTCGTATGATCATGAGTTGGCTTATGCAAGACTCTGTATTCAGTGACACAGGTTTTGGTATCTATGCTATTAATGATATTAACGAGGACCTAGGAGATACGACGGTAGTGATTGATATCTCTAAAGAAACTATCATTGATAACCAGGGCAATGTACTTGACTGGCAATTGTTTATTGAAGCCTACCTACCAGTTGCTTTGACTGAGCACGTAGGGGTATAAATACACCCTACACTAGAGGTGGCGCAATTTGTGGTGGGTTGCGCCCCTCTCCTCTTTTTGATATAATGTAGATAAGGAGAACCATGAGAAAAAAACTAGTCACGAAGGAAGAAAAGGTAGCAATCCAATTATGCAATATCTTGGCAGACCTTCGCCTTGACCTTGACATGATTGGTACTTATCTGGTAAGACTATCACCTAATGTAATTTACAATCGTTTAATCATATTAACAGATTCAGCAGAAGCAGAAAAGGAAGGGCAACATCATGACTACAACTACAGAACTCGCTAGCAAATGTGATATCTTAAATGATATCTGGATCAACCATTCTGAGAATGAATGGTTTGAAGACTTCATTGAGATTAACGATTTGGGTTTGCCTATGGCATATTTTATTTGCAACGGTATAGTAGAGGCAACCCCTCTTGCAATAGAAATCATAGATGTAACATTCGCTGATCTATTAGAACTTTTAGAGATTGAGGATACTGGTTTTACATCCTTAGAGGAAATTGTAAAAATTTGACAAACCCCCCTTGTGGGGCCCGACCACCAAAACCTTTCTATCAAACCTTATTACGATATGTCCAAATTTTTCCCAGTTTTTGACATTACGAGAGCTCAAAAAAAATCTCCTATTCTAGCTTATCAAACCTTATTTGTCAAACCTTAAAACCATGTTATAATCTTTATATGGGAAGAAACTATTTTTCAAAGCATGGTGGACCTTACTTCATGAATGATGGAGTTACTAGGCATGCTGACAAACCTTATAATGAACCAGACAAAGGTTTCTTCTATTTGATACTATCAGGGTTTGTTATTACACTAGCTGCTATAGGTACTTTTCTTTATCTTCTTTAATTACCCCGCCATAACGTGTTAAATAATCCTGTCAGACATTACGATCACGCCTTTGGCGTCCCCGCTTTTTGGCGGGGGAGCTAGACAAACCACTATAAAATAACCCCTATATAAAACATTACGATATCAAACCTTTTCTCCTGGTTTTTAGATATTTATCAAACCTTTTTATATATTTATTGGACAAATTGGAGCATTTTGTCTAGGTTTTTATAGGGGTTTTTAAGCTATAAAGGTTTGACAAATAGAGGTTTGGGCAGTATAATGCAAGGTTTTATAAAGCCAGAAAAGAAGGTTTGACAAAAGGAAAGGTTTGTGGTAGGAGGTTTGGCCCCGTTGGACATTACGACGCCATCTGTCTAAGGGCTCAATACTCCACTTCTCTCCACTTTCCTCCACGAAAGGTAAATCTAAAAAATATCAGTAAGATTTATTATACTATCAAACCCTATCAAACCACCCAATTCGGACATTCTATTAACCTTCATATGCTATGCTTGACTGATGACAACAATAATTCTTATCGCCCTAACATGGTATTTAACTAAGCTTTTCTACACCAGAGACCCATACATCCATATCCCAGAGTTTGATGATCATGGACTAATTACAGCCAAATGTTCAAGATGTTCTCAGCATATAGTCATTCCTGAAGAAGAGCTACGAACACCTTTCTACTGCCTAGTATGCAAATAATTCAGGGTATTCAAATCTCTGGCTATCTGGCATATAGTGTATAATTGCTATATGGACATGAACAGAAAAGACATTGATTTTAACATTAAATGTTTGAAATCTATATTCCTTATCCTATTAGTAGCAACTGTACTTGGGTCTATATTCTTATAGGGGATTATGATCCTTTCTTGACTTCCCCCGAAAAATTTGAGATAATGGTTTAATGGAAGAGTGGAAGCAAAGAGTTTGGTTTAAGGCAAGCGATGGAACAAAAGGGTCTAATGCCTTAGTTGCAAAAGAGGCTGGAGTTAGCGTTGCCACTGTTGCTAATGTATTTAACCGTCCTGAAGTTGTAATTCCAGAGACGAAGCAAAAGGTCCTAGAGGCAGTTAAAAAACTTAGATATACCTACAATGAGATGCCAACAATGAAGATGTGTACTGCATGTAAAGCTATTAGGCCTTTTGAGGATTTTTATAGCAATGGCACAGTGGCACTCCGTAGATACAATAAAAATAAAAAATATCTCAATTCCTTATGTAAAGACTGCGCTAATTTAAAGAATAAAATATATAATAAAGATAATAGAGAAGAACTTATAAAACGCCAGCTGATAAACCATAGGCGCAGGGTGTATGGCTTGAATGAAGAACAGTACAATAATATGATTTTGAGTCAAAATAACATGTGTGCTATATGCAATAATCCTGGTGATAAAACCTTACATATAGATCATTGCCATACTACAGGAAAGATTAGAGGTCTTTTGTGCAACCGTTGCAATATGGGTATAGGTAGTTTTGAGGATGATATTATCCTTCTTACTAGTGCCATTGAGTACTTGTCTTTACATACCGCCCAAAATCTGGTACCCTTGATACATGAATAATGTAAACTTTGACAAACCTTTATCTAAATATATATTTGAATGCTGTATTGACTGTGGCAAATTCATTAGAACAAATAACAAAACCAGGCTAATCCTGTTTATGATGGATCATTATGGGGGAGAAGGTATTAAGGTTTGTAGTAAGACTTGGTATGGGTCTTTGGTATATTCCCTGCTAAATTGGAAGCATAGGAACTACTAAGTATATTAACCAATGTTGCCCGTGTAGGGCAGGGGGTGGTTTGTTACTTCTATTTTCCGCCGAACTTTAAATCATGATATAATCAAGTGTAGAAAAGAGGACATAATGCCATTTCCAGTGACCCATAATTTTGAGTATTATCGTGGTGATACATATGAATTTGATGTTGTTTTAAAAAACCAAGACGGAACAGACTTTGACTTAGCGCTATATGAAAATGTTATATTTAAAATTGCTAATAAAAGAGGATCTACTGGAACGCAGGTATCGGCAACAGCAGAAGCATTTCTTCCATCAACTGTGAGATGCAAGATCACTCCTACAGTAGGTAGAACTTTAGCTGCAGGTGATTATGTATTTGATGTTCAGGTAACAGATGTTGGAGCAACATATAATCCAATCTCTAATATAACTTTTTGGGCTCAATGGACACCTGTTGTTAATACATCAGAAGGTGGTACTCCAGATCCCACCCCAACACCTACGCCAACACCTACTCCAACACCTACTCCAACGCCAACGCCAACACCTACTCCAACACCAACTCCTACTCCTGTTCCAGCAGGGCAGTAT